ATGCACTGACTGTATTGATAGTAACATAGTTTCCTATGATTGGTAAGTCTCCATAACTTACAACACCATTATTGCCAGCAATGACATATGTGAAGGTGCATTCTTCCTTGAAGTTCCAGAATATTTTTGATCGTGCTGTTTCACCAGCGTCTTTCAATTCTTCTGATTCTGCCGAAAGATGATGTTCACGAGTTTGGACAGTGCCGTTTATATTCTGAACGACATTGCCAATACCGAAATTAACTTGAGCTCCATGTATTACCATGAATTTAGTATCTCCTTGTTATAAGATAACGACTAAATTAAGAGGTAATTAGAGGATATCTTGTTAATTCACATGTTACACGAACCGAAGTTGTATTGCTGCCTTTGGTGGATACTTTATCCACCAACCAACTAGAACCTGATATTTGAGTATAAACCGTATCGGTTATAGTCAATGTTGATCCTTGTGTTGGATAAGTGACTGCTACAGTTCCCGAAGGACCAGCTCCAGTTGCAACATATTCAAATGTTGCGGTTTCATATTGACCATAATAGGTCTTGTTAACTGGATCTCCAATACCATTGGCAATAATTTCATTGCCAGATTGAATTGAATGGTCTCTTGTTTGAAATGCACCAGTTACTCCTGAAAAGCTTGAACTAACTCCGAAGTTAACGCCGACGCCATGATATGTTGCCATAATTTTATTCCTTTATATTTTCTATTACTTCAATGCAGAAACTATTTCAAAATCGTATTGTTGAATGTTCGCATCTCCATTTGTTAAATCGTGTGTTCCATCAATGAAATACTCGTAAACGAAATATCCCGAATATTGATTTAAAACACCTTTTGTCCCGCTATTACAGAATGCTTCAAACATGGTAGTTGCCAGACTTGAACTCATGCTTGTATCCGCTGCCATTTCCTTTATCAATATGTGTGTCTTTACTCTATACATTCCGCTGAATGGAAAATCTTCTGTTGCGGATTCTGCAAAACATACCACTGCTGGTGCATCCTTATCCTCATTATCCAATCCAGTATAAATACCATTGCCAAATGTAAGACCAAGACTAGCTGAAACAGATGCACTATATGCCAAAGCAGCACATGCATTCTCAGTTTGTCTTAGTATTGCTTGACTCATATTAATTACAGTTCACACATTGCATATGCCAACAATGCAGTATCAGAACTTCCTGATGCATATGCATAGTAAGTTACTTGCGTTACTGAACCAGTGTTAGGTATCAATGCAACGTCACCAGCGGACAATACACATACTGCATTGGTTGCCGCCGTGGTTGGATAAACATAAATCGTGCTTCCACTTGGACTAACATTGCTAAAATACGTATATCTTACTGTTTGCAATGAAGAGCTAAGTAAACCAGTTGGAGTTGCGCCAAGAGGCACATTCCTTGCATCATAAACCATATTGGAACCAGTTAGGGTGATAGTATTCACTATCAAAGTAAGTGGTATCAATTGATTATTGATATTGAACTGAAACGAACCGTTTGAATTTAAAGTATTACTCATATTTGTTATTTGGTTATGGAATTATCTTAACTCCAAAATTTACTGCATAATTCCGCCTGCTTTTTTTCGATATATTGACGCATTGAATTTATTTCCAATTCAATTGCCTTTTGTGCTCCTATTTCCAGAAAATCCATTCCAAGTTCATTATGGATATTCACCGAGTTCCATATTGAAGCAATTGGATTCCAATTTGTCTTCGATACTGGAGCTGGTTGAGCACCACCTAAACCTTTAGTTCTTATTCTAACTCCAGCTGGAATTGCCTTTCCACCTTTCTTGGCGGTATATGGTTGAATTGCTCTCATGGCAGTCAACCATCCAGCACGAAAATAATTAACTGTATTTGCTCGTTTATTTAAAAACTTCTCAATAGCAGTTGCCATCTTTGCTCCACTCAAACCTTTTTTACCTTTGATCTTGAGTTGTTTATTAATCAGAACAGCTGCCAATGGAACACCAGAATATTTCTCACTATCAGCACTCAATTCTTGTCTTATCTTATCCTTCGATGAAGAAGGAGTAGTAGATACTGCATCTCTAGCAATGAAATATGCATGAGTATTAACCGATTCATCCACATTGCGTTTACTCAATGTCATATATTCAGCAAATACTTTCTTGAACTCAGAAGTATCCACTTTGATTGATATATCACTCATTTTATAATCCTTTGGATGTATCAATTGCCATTATTCGCAATCTTGCACCAGTTCCGATAGTATCAATATGAACCGACAATATACGGTATTGACTTCCATTATAAGTCAACTTTTGTTCACTCTGAGGAATGACATTGTTTGGAAAAATATAATTACCATCCAAGTCATATTGTCTCACAGTCATTGTCAGTAACTTTTCAACACGAAAACCACCAGTATCCAATGTTCTCTGAAATTGAGAAACAGAGGCAATACAAGGATAATCATTGTTATCCACCAGCCAAGTAAACGTATGATTACCTAGAGCATCCTCTATGAATGATAATCCTTCTAATACGAATTCTTGTGTTGCTATCATTTAATAAAAATGGCCAGCCAGATTGCCTAGCTGGCCATTGTTGTATTATTGTTTCAATCTAATTAAGCAAGGAGCAATACTGCACCAGCGACGTTACCTGCTTGACATCCATAGATGGCAGTTGAAGACAATTGGTATTGACCAGTTGTTTGCAGATAAGAAACACGATTCTGCATTGTGAATCCTGATGTTTCATCTGTTTGATTAACTGCCGTTACCAATCCGTTGTTAACTTCCAATGGAGCACGAGCAGCGATTGCCAAAGCAGCCTTGTAAGCACCGATACCAACAATGCTAGACCATGCTGAACCAGTTCCGAGACTGTTCAAGGTCACTGAGGTAGCAACGTTATAAGGTGCGTCTTTGATACCACCGAATTGGTAAACATTAAATCCAGCAACTTTGATGTTCTCATAGTTTTGGATTGGATTTGAATTACCATAGATGTAAGTAGGAGACAGACTGTAATTCAATGCCTGATATGCATCAGGAGCAAGAATCAAAGTTCTGTTTGTGCGAGGAACGAATGCTTTATCCAAGATATTTGCGCTCAAAGAAGCACTCAAATATGAATAGTTGCCAGCAGCAGTAACATGTTGAACGTTTGCGGCCGAACCAGACAATGAAGCGAGCAAATCAACTGTGACAGTGTTTGCCAAAGTCATACTTTGTCCTGGGACAAAGGTATTGATAAGCACTTCTGGAATAGAAGCAGCCCAAGCCAATTCAGAGAAGGCATCGGTAACGTCTTTTTGAACGAGAGTTACGGTGACTGCACTTGAAGTGGTTGCCTGTTGTGTATAACCGTTTTGATCGGTTCTGTTAGCAGTCCATGCTGTAGTTGCCAAACGAGTGACTACTGCTGTTCCTCCACCAGCAATATCATTGCTGAAGTCGGTGCTGAAGTCTTGCAGGTATGGTGCGTAACTGATAAACTGTGGTACACTTTTTAAGGAGTAAGCTACCAAAAAACCATTGAGATTATTTGCTTGCATATGTTATGTCTTTGTTATGTTTTGTCTTTTATAAGACTGGTTACTTACCGTCTTAAATTGTTTTGTTATTACTTGTCACTGGCGGATTCTTTACATGTAATGATTTCATTACTTTGTAGATTGCACGTTCATTTTGTTTGAAGTATTCAATCTTAGTTACGCCTGACAATGATTCAAATTTGTTATAGATATCCATGTCTGTAGTTACTGGAACCACTTCTTCCTTTACAGTTCCTTCGGCAACACCAATTGCTGCAAGGTTCTGAACTACTTTCTTGTTAACAGACTCTTCGACTGCAACAATTACTGCCGCTTCTTCTTTCTTGGATTCTGTATGTTTCTCTTCCATGTCTTTAATCTTTTCTTGGAGTGACTTGATTTGTTCCTCAAGTTTTGATTTTTCCTCTTTGAAAGATTCCATGTTCTTTGTCCATTCCTGTTTTTCAACTCGGATTGCAGACAATTCTTTGTTTAATTTGGATATATTGAGTATCATCGGATTACCTTTATGTTATATTATTGGATTGTGTGTTACATTTCTGTAGTAACTTGACTTAAAAATGTATCGAAATCTGATACAATTTCATCGGCAAGGTTGATATCAATTGCTTTCTCCCCAGAGAAAAGTTGTCCTTGCATTGTAGATTCTTCTACTAAACCTCTATTTTCTATGACCAATGTCTTAAACTTCATCCATTGTTCATCAATATCATCTTGAATAAACTTACATTCCTCTTCAGTAAGTGGTTTATCACCTTGTCCCATAGTTTTCATTGAACCAGCCGAGAAGATTTGAATATTGATACCCTGCATTGCAAGATTCTCACTCATATCCAATACTTTGGCATATACGCCAATTGATCCAACCTCACTTGAAGGTGTAACAAAGATACCATTGGTGCATGATGCCAACCAATAGGCAGCAGAAGCACAAATAGTGTCACAAAAAGTAACTACTGGTTTGATTTCAGTAAGTTTTTTGATGACATCTCCAGCCTCTTGGATGCCAGTAGATGAACCACCTGGGGAATTAATACAAAGAATAACACATTGAGTATCGGCATTTGCCGCAATTTTAAGAGACTTTACAATGTCATCTATATCAATATAACCACTGTCTTTCTCCGTTTTGCTTATCTTTTTACCAATAATACCGTCAATATGAATGATAGACATTCCGTTTACCTCCGAATATATCGAAGGAACCATAGACATTGAGAAATCACCATTGAACATCTTCTTTGCAAGCATATGAATCCTTGTAAGGAATGATTGAGATTGTAGTTTAGGCATATAATTACTCCTTTTCCTTCATTTTTTGTTCCATATCCTTCAATCCTTGCTCGTATCCTTTGAGATATGCCGCTTTATAGTTGATATCATCCAAATCATCATCTGGTTCATTATCATCTGGTTCAGGATGCTTCTCTTCTTTGACTCCACTTAACCCATGAAGGTCAGCAGACATGTTTTTTACAAGATACTTCTTATCCAGCATTAAAATTTCGTATTTCATATATTATGACTGAGTGTTACTTGTTTGTGGTTCTTGCTTGTCCTGAATAGAGAACGTTGAGCTGCCCCTTTGTGTATAAAGATTAAGTATTGCTTGTTCCGACATCTCAGGAAATTTCTTTCTTGTCGCTTCTACATAAGTAAGCAAAGTATCAATCTCCTTGTCTCTCTTCTCACAAATGTCTTTAAAGGACTCATTATTCTTGCGGCAATATTGTTCCCCAGAAATCAATCCTACCTTGTAAAGTTCAAGGTTCTGTGAATTGTCTTGATTACTATCCAAACTAAACTCTGGTGGTAATGTAAAATTGACACACTTGGTTAAATCCTCGTCATAGTTCTTTGGAAGTATTCCTTCTTCCATTGCTACTGATAGAGCCCAAGTTACTGCCAGCGTTGCATATCTCTTGATTAACTTCTGTCTTTCAAATACTGATTTCTTTACCAGTTGCGAAATAGCATTTACTGCTCTTCCAGAAATAGTTTCTGGAGAATAAATTAATTGATGTGGAATACCGATTGCCGAGAGAAGTTTAGTTTCAATGGTCTTGATATAAGATTGAATCTCTTCACTTGGACGTTGTGAACGGAATGATTTAAGGTCTCCACCATCTGACTTAATATAATTAACAGTTGGTGACTTAACGATTGATACTCCATGAACCGTAGGTTGCAACGAAGGCAAAGCTGGAACATTTGAATTGTTAGAAGTAAGTGATTGAATCTCATTCAATAGATTTTCATACTCCTGTGGTGCTTGTCCTGCCTCGTTCTGGATAACATATGCAATGGTTGCTTCCAACTTTGCAATATCCATCAAGAAATTATCCAAGTCTTGCAATTGAAGACCGTATAGAACCGATGAATATAGAACTGGTAATCCTCTTCCTTTATCGAATACTAATGGATTGAATATCAACTGTGCATTCTCTGCCATTACAACAATATCCTTGGATGGAACCTTTGGATCATTAGGAACTGTGGATAGTTGTGCTTCATCTCGTTTGATGGAATAGGCAATAGGTTTTCCATTATCATCAACTACGATACCATCAAGACATTTGTATAACTTGCCGTTGATTTCAACTTTAACTCCGTCTTGTCCACTTATATTGGAACCAACTGTTCCTATTCTGTGAGAACCAATGAATTGAAGTTGAGGATAATTCTGTTTATTCCTTACAAACAACATTAATACGTCACCATCCATATCAATGGTTCTGCTTAATACCTTCAATACCGTATCCCATGAGTATGCAAAACCTTTAGTAGAACAATTATTAAACCATTCATTGTTGATGAAGTCTTCTGCTTTCTTTCCCCACTCTTCATTAGCACCTGTATATTTAAAATCCCAGTGGTCTCCTACAACGTATTCCGCTTTAAGTTCTGATGCTACGCCGATACCTGGGAGCTGAAAGAATAGTTCTCTTGAGAGTCTTACAATCTGTTCTCTTGATACTTGATCTAAACCAGTTTCATTGCTTTGCAAAGCATAGAAACGCTGGCGATACATTCCAATATTTTGAGAAGACCATATGTTAGGAAGTAATCCAAGTTCTTGTTTTTTTACGGATTGAGCAGTATTGAAATTATTAATGCGATTCGTAACGGATTGAATCATCTCTGGAGTTATTTTCTTTTTGAATGGCATGATGTTATCCTATTAAACGAATATTGGTTGAACTTGTGTCGTTAGATATCCGTATTTGCGAGGATTCTGTTGTTTAAGTGCATATCTTGCCTCTGAGAGCATTTGATATACTGGAATAGCAAAACTTCCTTTGAAACTGGCTCCTTCTCCTTCAAAGTCCATGTAAAGGATACCTTTCAACATTAACTCAACTGCTTTATTATAAATGTCGAGTAACTGTTGCTCTGTAAGTATCTTTGGATCTAAAAGCAAACCTTGAGTCATATTGTTCATATACCAATAAGTTGTGTGTTACATACGAACACATAAAAATCAGCATAAACCGACATGAAAACCACATGAAGACTAAGCAACTAACTCTGGAGAAGATGAAATAGAATTCATTTCTGATGCACTAGGATGATAACAGTCCGATTGAAGAGCCATAACAAGTTGAAGGCATTCCATATCAAATATGTGGTTAGGTCTCCCAGGTATCGGTTCAAACCTACCTTTTGATGTTAATTCCTCTGAGAACATCTGAGATGTATAATCAGCATTAGCACGTTCATTCAATTTCCAGTTAAATGGAAGTCTCTTATCCCGAAGATTGGTTAAGATTGTCTTGATGCTATAATTACTCCATGCATAAAGATTTGCTCTGAACGGTTTGAACTTAGAACCAACTGGAAACTGTGGATCAACTAATGTAAGTGGAGAATATAATTTATCTATTTCAATGGTCTTACCATTCTCAGTCAATTTATGTTTATAAAACTTCTTTGGTGTTAAATTAGATTTGCCGCCGTCACCTTTAAAACATGTCCATTGTGCCAGCAGTCTTTTACCGCTATTCAAGGTAATAACCTTTCCTCGTTGGATGCTTTCGGCATAGATATTCTTTGTCTCATATCCAGAATCAATACCGATACATAGAGCATGAATATTATATTTCTTTATTAACTCTTCAATTTCAGAGAATCCTATTACAGTTCCCCAGTCTATCAATCGGCATTCGTTTACTTTATTGCTCCACGCTCTTATCAACCAGTTGAGATAATCCTTTTGTGGATCAATAGTTAGAAACCGAATAGTTTCTTCTGGCCATGCCTCTGAAGATGAATATGCTTCTGTCATCAACTTAGGCACATCAACTTGATAACCTACTTGCACAAATCTTCCTAAAGTCTGCTGAGTAAAGATTTCATGCTTGTCTCTGAGTCCTGTGGCACGTTTATAAGACACTGCATTCAAATATTTCAAAGCAATCTCCTTGAAAGTAACACTCCTATTCATGTATTGGGGCCAGGAATAGGTTCTGATGGATGAATTTTTACCTTTATGAATCAGAATATACTCTCCATTCATCACCAAATCTCTTCTTGTCTCTGCCGTATCGTGAATATCACCGAAGCAATGAGCACATACCAGACGTGCCGAGGATGCTTTCAAATCATAATCTGGAATATCATTTTCATCTCTAACCGTTTTATCCATTATCATTCCATACTCTTTGCCTTCTTTAGTCTCTTCATTCCATTGATATCTCTGTAATGCATTGCAATGTGTACAACGAAATCCATATTCATACCACAATCCTTTCATGCACTCATTGTGCCATTCGGAACCTTCACGGTCTGGTTGACTAGTAAGAAGAATTTTTCTTGTAGCATTATATGCTGTCTGTCTATTCTCCAATTTTTCGAGGATGCCTCTATGATTGTTCGCTTCCCATTGCCACACTTCATCACCAAGAATGGTCTTAGCAGTAAATCCCAAAACGTGACTCTCAGCAGGACCATCAATGCGAAATGCCATATGAGGCAATTGAATGCTGGATTTCCTAGCGGTAAATCTATGATTATCCAATAGACGTTTGATGTCTGGATTGTTTTTAAGAAGAGGAATAATACGTTCCTCTGCACACTTCTTAGCGTTATCGCCAGTGTCATGTATCATTAGGATTGGTCCAGGAGACTCCAATATGATGTAAGGAACAAATAACTGTTGAAGCAAACTCTTACCACCTTGAGTGCAAGCGGCAGTGTTGATTTGCTTGATGTCATTATTAAGCAAATCTTCCATTGGACGTTTGAGATATGGATAGAAATCAATGTTGAATTTGCCAGCTGGATTATAAATGTTTGGAAGTTCTACGTTCTTTTCCAACCACTCGTATAAAGGAACATTACTAATGGGCCGAAGCCCATTACGGAAAGACTGCATTAAAATATCTCTTTGCTCTTTAGTCATTAAAGTTTGTCCAGTTCTCCATGTCCTTTAGAAGAATCTCAAATACTTGATTGACCATATCAACGCAGAGTTTGATTACATCTTCTTCCTTCCTACCCGTGACTTGTGGTGGAAGTTCCTTTGTGAATTTCTGTTTTAGAAGTCCAGACAATTGAATACCGAAATCTGTTTTATAAGCACTCAAATCATTGATGTTGACACTCTGTTTCTTTGCTTCTTCAATCTTCAACTTCTGTAAAATAATTTCATTGGTCAACTTTTCCTTCTTCAATGTCTCTAACGACTTGCCTTCTATTTCAAGTATCTTGTCTTTATTATTGGAATAGTAAGAGACTACCTTATCAATGATAACCTGATTATTAGATGTGAATGCATCAGGATATAAGTCTTTAATTATCTTTAGATGACCGATTGGAATTCCTAGTTGCAATGCTGCTTGCTTCATGGAGTTCAGTTGAGTCTTTGTTGCTTTTTTTGGTATTGCCATTGTTCTTCCTTTTCCCGAATACACTTTCATACGTAGATACGTATTCCTTGTAGTTGGTTGGTCTTTGTTTGCTTCCTTTGCCCATATAATGCCTTCCTTTAACGATAATTCAGTGTTTTAGTGACAATTTAAAATGATATACGTTAAACCTTCGGACTCGGTCACC